TTTCTTGCGTCTAGGAATTAACCTAGGAACAAGGAACTCTTCTTGTTGGTATCGTCTACGATGGCGACGTCTAAAAGCTCGGGAGTTTAACTCCTCCGCAAGTTCGACGCTATCAACCAGTCGACATGGGTAAGACGCCCTTGAGGTACCATACGGGACTTTCCCGTATAACCCTTCAAGGCTCGCCCATATCGAATCTGCAACGTTCACGTATCCAGCAGCGAATAAGGCATTCGCTAGCTCTATCCATGAAACGTAGGTAGACACGTCAGCTCGCCCGCTCCAAGGTGTTCGAAGACGAACCGGAGTGACTGGAACGCCATTAAAAGCGTCCATGCCACACGATTCTCTGAAGGGACCCTGGATACAACATTTCGAAGCATTGACTTTGAGATCAAATGCCTCTAGATGCTGAATGCAAAGAGAAGCAATGTTCGTGGGTACGATAATATCGTCCCCATAAACAAAGACACTCTTTCCCACAACGCGCTGTTTTGCTCGTTGTCGGACACTTTCGGCAGCTACTAATAGAACCCAGAAAATAAACGCCTCTGTCGGAAAGCATAAAGCAGACCCCATTGGCGCAAATTTCTTGAATTCTACAACTCTCCCATCCGGGAGCAAAGTAGAGCTCGTTCTAGTGGCTTCTAAAGCTCGAAGTAGAGAAGGTGTTCGCTTGAACACAGCTCTAACAAGCTCAAGAGACACTCTGTCAGACGCATCTTTGAGGTCAAGGGTAGCATACGACCTATCAAGCGAACTTGATAAGGCTAATGCTCGATTGATACTCTGGAGCGTGAAGTTTATCTGACCTCTAGTCAGCCAATGGCTTTCTAGATGCTGGACAATCTTCCGACCTAAGCCCTGCTGAACCCATTGATATTCAAGGGGTTCACAAGAAATAAGTCGCGGACCACGAGAATCCTTCGGAACTAACACGACTTTGGCGCGCCCTTGATCAAGACGCTCCAAGTTCATGTACCATTCCTTACGATCCAAAAGTTCCGCGCTACC